GTTGTATTAATTTTAATATAATTTACGTAATTAGGATTTACATAAATAGCTATTTCTCCAGATCCTGGATCTGAATTTATAAATGAGGTTAAAAAATCATTATAATTTTGTCCTGTCCAAGGTGGAAGAGATCCTCCATAATTTGGATTATTTACATATATATTATTCCAAAAAACTAAATTATAATTTAAAGTTTGATAATTTGTAGTTAAATAAGAATTATTATTTAAACTTTGAGTTGAAGCTAAAATAGTAGATCCTTTAAATTGTCCATTAAAAAATTCTTCTTGATAACTGTGGGAAATATAAGATAATCCTTTTGGACCTTTGAATTGTTCAGTATAACTTTGAGTAATATTAATAACCCCTGGGTAAGTTAAACTACTACTTATTTTACCATTTAATTCAGGGTTTACACCAGAATTTCCTCCAGAAAATTTATATATAGTATGGGAACCTGTATAATTGAAAGGAAATGATTTAAATGAACCACTAATAGAATTTGTTGAGTATTCAACTTGAGATGGAGAATATCTATTTCTTTCTAATAAATGTTGTTTTATTATAATTCCAGAAGCTAAACTAGTTCTAGCAGGAATAAAATCTTTAATTAGTTTAAATAAAGAATTATCAAAAAATTTAATTAAACGAATATAATCATTTAAATTGTAATTTCTTTGATATTTTGAAAAATAGATATCTCTTAATTTATTAAAATCAGGATAAGAACTAGCAGTTGTATTCATTAACTGTCTAGGATCACCTATATATTCTCCAATATTAAAATAACCTAATTGAGAAACTATATCTTCATTTATTTCATTTTGTGGAGAAAAAGCAACCTCAAGATAATTAATATCTCTTGTATAACTTTCACTTATAGGATTTTGTTGTTGTATTGAAATATATGGAGAAATTACACTTCCAGAAGGTAAAATTTTATCTACAATTTTAATCTTATTTGAAACTATATTTTTTATCCCAGAAGGAAATTGATCAAAATAAATAAATTCTTTATTTGGAATAAAAGAATAAGATCCACTCAATTTATAACCACTTCCTATACTTGTTGATTGAGTAACAGGATATTGAGTTTGTGATGGATGAATCGATGTTCTATTAGAACCACTAATATCTAAAACACTCCCTAAAGGTGCTCTAAACATCAAATTATTTGTAAATATTTCATTTCCTATAACAGGTCCTTCAATTGAATAAGGATTCATAGTATAGTCAAGGAATATACTTTCACTCAATATTACATTATAATATCTTAATTCTTGAAAAGATCCTGAAAATGGTTGATAATTTTTTCCAGCAGATAATATAGATGTATCATAAGAAAGAGACATTGAAGAAGGTAATGGATGAGGATACCAAAACCCATCCGGTATAAAACTGGAAGAATTTTTAAATCCTATTTCATTACCATCATCCCCAGAATAAATGTTATTAGCAGCATATAGAGATGAAGAATTTAAATTATTTATATCACAAGTAACTAATACTGACCACCAATCTCCATTAAAAAAAGGTAAATAAATACTTGCTGATTTCTCTGTAGAAATTTCTATAACTTTTAAAGTTCCATAAGTATTATAAGGATCTATAACAGAAGCTGAATAAGAACTACTTAAATAAGAACTTCCAGTATATTCTAAAGCTATTAAAAAATATGGGGTTGAAAAGTTTGTAGTTGTAGCTAAAATTTGATAAGAACTAGTAAGAGGTAAGGAATAAGGTTTAAATCTAAATTCTAAAGATTGGGGGGTTGCAGTAGCTGTAATATCTTCATCAAATGGGGCTTGTACCCATCCTGAACTTGTAGTAAAGAAAGCATAATTAAATTGGTTTTGCCATTGATCCCAATCATTAGAATTATCTTTATTTTTTCCTCCAAATTCATTAATTCTTAAAATTGTATCAGGAATACCATAAAGATTAATTAATAATCTTAATCCATCTATTGTTCCTTTTTTCTTTAAAAGTAAAGGAAGATTATGATAAATTCTTTTATAAGTCTCAACATTATTATCATCTAAAGGAATAACATCACTAGAAGCAGAAATAAATGTTGTTATTTTTTCACTTCCAGTTGCAAATGAATTTAAATTATTTGTTAATCCTAAAAATGAAGAATATAAATCACTTGTTGAAAAATTATTTTGATAAATTTTAACTCCAAAATCTTTAAGAATATCTGAAATTAAATCTTTAGAAGCTCCATAATTTATTCTATTATCATCAGAATATTTATTTGTAATTTCTCCATAATAAACATAAAGAGTATCAAAATGTTGTCCTAACATTTCAACAAATAATTCATAAGGAGCATTATCTGGGTCTTCTTTTATATAAAGTGGAATAGTATTTATTAAAGCATCTTTATTTTCAGAATCAAATAATGAAGCACTTGCTAAAGATCCTGAAAGGAAAGTATTTCCTAAAGATGAAGTTGTTGGATAATTTACATAAGGTTTTATAGAATTTACTTTTGGCCAAGAAGTACTGCCTGAATTATAGTAAAGGTGGTATTCATATCCATCAAAATTTTCTTCTATTTCTTTAATTTTGTCTAAATAAATATTTTGGCTTGATGTTAAATAAAAGTTACTAGTTGATAATGAAGAACTTAAATAACTTAATTTGTAACTCTCAATTAATGATAATTTGTAATAGAAATTTTCTAATCTCGTCTCAGCACTTGAAAAATGTATAAAATTATCATAATTAGAATAATCTATATTTAATCTTATAGATTTATTCTTTAAAATATTATTTAACTGATTTGTTAAACTAGAAGTAGTTGTAGATGTACTTGCAGTTTGAAGAGTATTATAATTTATATAAGATGTAGAATTATTAATTCTATCTTTTACATCAATATTTAAATTAGGGCCTCTTAATTGAGTAACATTATCTTGATTATCAAAAACTGTTATTAATTCAAAAAAATAAGCTATTGAATCAGATAAAGTTTCTACAACCCAAAGTTCAGATTTTAAATCAAATTGATTTGGAAGTGGTTCATATAATTTAATTAAAACAGAAATATTTTCAGGATTAGATTCGTCTAATAAAATATTATTTGCAATTATTAAATCATTATTTCCAAAATTTAAATAAAAATCTTTAAAATAATTTAAATTAAGGGAACTAGAAATAAAATTTACATATCCTTCTTTTATTGCTAATCCGTTTACTGTATTTGAAGATATTCTTACTTCAGTTCTATCAGAGCTAACTTCAGAAATATAATATTTATTTACATCTGAAGAATTAAGAAGTGGGGTTAGGAAATTATATAAGGTATAATACTGACCTTCTTCAAATCCATAATTAGTTAAATCTTTTTTAGGTTCAATACTTAAATCAGATCCAATTATAGAATAATTTCTAAAATTATAATTACTGTTTATTAGATTCTTATTTGAATCAAAAATATGATATTCAATACTATTACTAAGAGCATTAAATTTTATATCTTGTATTTCAAAACTAGAGATTAACTGTTCATCAGATTGTTGATAATCTTGAAATTCTAATGTATTAGGATCTACTATTTGTATGTTTGAAATGTTTTCCACTATTTTTTCTTAGTTATTATAGTTGGTGAACCATATTTTATATTAAATTTATCAGTAGGAGTAAATTTTTTAATTAATCTTTCTGTAAATTTGGTTCTACTATCAGAAATTGGTTTTATTATAATTTTATCAGTTTGGGTTTGTTTTTCAAAAAATGGTAGAAGTTCATCTTTATAAATTTTAGCTACTGTATTTGATCTTTTGTCCCAATCTTTGGCTGTTGAGTCTTTATGAACAGTAGGACCAGTTGAGGGATCATATTTAGCTTCTCCTTTTTCATCAAACCATCCTGTTTTTAATCCAAAATATGGATCATTTTCAGGTTGATATGTTAATCTTACAAAGAATTCTACATTACTCATATCTTTATATTTGTAAAATCCCTTATCTCCAGAATAACTATAAGTATTATTAGGATCAAGTAATTCACCTAACCATATTTCGTTTTCCATTATTAATTCTTCTTCTAAAGAATAAGGATGTTGTTCAAAAAATTTTATTATTTCTTCTTTAATTATTTCTCTTATTTGATCTATCTTACTCATTATCTATTCGTACTTAAATCTATAACTTGTTGTTGCAACTCCAAGTTTTCTTCTCTTAATGAAGCAATTTCATCTAATAATGCTTGAACATCTTCATCAATAACTTGATTATCAACATAATCACTTGACTGTTTAATTAAATAAGTATGTGAATTCGTTTCTCCTTCTTTAGGAATATCATAAAATAATTCCTGGTATTGATTAAAAAATTGTGATATTTTTTCGTCTGTTGATGGTTCTTGTATTGTGGTTTGTGGTTGTACTAATTGAGTAAACTCCGTATCAATTACTTTTTTGTATTGATTTTTTTCGTGGACTGTTTTATGTAAGTTTAGTTTACTCATCTTTTTTCTTTAGGTATTAATTTTTTCCAATCCCTTTCAACTAATACTCCCTCACTCCCATAAACATAAACTATAACATCATTACTATTATAATCCTTATATTCAAAATCATAATCTTCTATAAAAACTACAGCTACACATTCTTTTCCAATTTCTTCTCTTTCATCATCTTCATAATCATCTAAACTAGCTTGAGAAGTATTTAAATGTTCTAATTCATCCCAAGTACCTTTAGCTATTATAACAACATTTTGATTTCCATAATCTTCTCCTACCATTCCAGGTTTGATAGCTTCAAATGGGAGGAAATTATTAGGTTTATTTATTTTAATTTCTTGAATTTTAGATAATTTAAAATATAATTCATTTAATTCCTCTTGATTAAGACTTTTTAAAAAATATCTAATATCTTCTCCATCTTCTTTTACAAAACCATAATCTTCTAATATATTTAAAAATTTTTCATATCCAATACTATCAGATTTTTTATATTTATCATAAATCATTTGAGGAGTTATCCCAGAAGGTCTATTAACTTTAATCTCCTTCAAAACTTCTCTAACTATATTTTTAATTCTAGCCTTATCCATTTACAACTTTAAAAATATTATCTGTATCAATTATTTGGGTTTCACCATTTAAAACTGTTTTAATTAATATAGTGTATAATCTTTCTGGTTCAAATCCTGAAAGCCATAATTTGAAATAATTTCCTTCAGAATCAGCACTTAATTTTGTATAAACATCATCAAAATCAATTACAAATTCATTTGTATCCATATCTTTAATTGCATAAGATGAAGATAGTGGAAGATAATTATTAGCAATATAAAAAGAACTTGTTTGAAATGTTCTGTTTGGATATTGAGGTCTACAATTTATTCTAAACTTAACAGTACTATTTTGTTGATAAACTCCTTTATTATTTATAAAGGAAAGAACCATTTGTGATGAAGAAATAAATCCAACTGTATTTGAACCAGTATTAAAACTCCAATCATTCCATCTAAATTCAAGTTGAGGAGGATAAATTGTATGAGTATCTACTGAAAATAGATTCATATTTGGTTCAAGAGCAGAACTTGGTGAAAATTCTAAACTTGAACTCCATTTCATAATAAATCCATAATTTCCAATGCTTCCAGTTTGCCAAGCATTTACTATATCCGTTACAACTAAATTAATGTCTTTTTCTGATCTTGTATCAAAAGATTGAGTAACTTCAAATCTTGAACCTGAAATTGATCCTGTATACCATGAACCTCCACCAGGTAAAGAAGCTCTAAATGAAGCTGTTATATAAGCTCCAAAACCAGAAGTTGTCCAAGCAGAACCACTAACATAATCTAACCATTTCCAAGAAACGCCACTTTCTGTTTCAGGAGAATCATCTGATTTTCCTAAACCATTTGCCCAATCTTGAGCTAAAGGATAAACAAATAATTTTGAATTATTTATAATTCCTGTTGTATTTGCATTAAATAATTTTAAATTAGCTTGCCATGTAGATCCACTTATATAGTTTACTATAATGTCATTAATATCTTCAGAATCAAAGGCCACCAGAGTACGCGCTACTTCAGCTTCCGAAATATATAACGGATCTGTATTGTGAGTTTTGTTAAAAATTTCCAAGATTGAATCCAGTCCTGTATTTTTGTCAGGGTATTGGGAGTAAAGGGTTGCATCTTTTGATGGGAACAACTTATATACACTCATATTGTTTTATCTCCTTTCTCTCTATTTCCTATTTGATCACTTCCAAATTGTTTAGCTATTTCAGTTGTTTTAAATCTTGACATTGTATTTTTATAATTAAAACATTTATAAATATTCTCTTCTATAGAAAAATCAAAACTTACACAAGGTTGGATATGATCTATTTCCCAAATAATTCCATGGTTTTCCCAAGTGAACATTGGGAGAAATTGATTTTGGATGTGGTCTTTATAATTATCTAAAGAACAACCTACATATTTTATAGAATTATTATCTTTTTTAACATATTGTTTTTTTAAAACACTATTAATTCTTCCTCTTAAATTATGAATAAGTTTAAAATTAATATCTTCTTTATATCTTTTTTTAACGTAGTTATTTCTATATTTTCTTGTTTTTTCCTTATTTAATTTTTCATATTCTTTATTATAATTTAAGCTTTTTTCTCTATTATTTTTATAATATTCTTTTGAACATTCTTTTCTATCTTCTATATTATCCCAATAATATTGCTTTTTCTTACCAGGATTTTTCTTATTATATTCTTGGTTTTTTAATTTTTGTTTTTCAGAATCATATCCTTGTTTTTCTCTCCATTCTTTATTATATTGAAGACATTTTTCTTTGTTTTTATTATAATGGTTTTTAGAATTTTGCTTAATTCTATTTTTATTATCCCTACCATAATTTTTCATTCTTTCCAAATCACAAGATTTGCAAATATTTTTAATACCCTCCACCATCCTTTTATCTTTATAAAAAGAATCTAAATTTTGTTCTATGTTACATTTTTTACAAATTTTCATATTATAATGGCACTACGCGACCAGAAATATCCTGGGATTTATAACGGATTTCGAAAATACTGGGATCTTGGCTTCCGTAAATTACATTATTATAAGTTGCTCCTTTTATATCATACCCCCACTGAGAATATCCATCTGAAATTCCAGCTTTATTTATAATTTCAATATTTTTAACTGTTTGTACTCCATCTATTTTATCTAAAAGAATATAAAGATCTTTTAAAATAATTGGTTGATTTATACTCCATTTACTTATATCAAAATAATCTTGAAGAGCTAAAATACAATTATTAATAACATCATTATTATTAAAATCAGGAAGAACAATTATATCAAAATTAATTCCAATATTAATAATAAAGGCATCTTTAATTCTAATTGAATCTCCAATAACTCTATATTGATAAAGATAAGTTCTTAAATTTTGTTTAAGAGCATTTGAAGCAAGAGTTAAATTTCCGTTTGCATTATAAGTTAAAATATAAAGATCAAGAATTGAAGGAATTTCACCTTGACTTACATCTTGAAGTTTTGTAGGTTGAATAAAAGCTTTAGCTATATCTCCAAATTTTGAAGGCATACTTAAAGCTCTGATTAAATAATCATCAGGAGTTACAGTTCTTAATTGAGTACTGTAATTTGAAAGAGTATTTTGTCTAATTTCTTCTATTGAATCTCCATCTGATCCTCCGCTTGCTGCTTCAAGATTATTTACTGCTAAAGAATCAAAAATTGTTTGAGCAGTAGTTGCATTTAAATTATTCTTTACAAAGAAAATATTTCCAGCAACTTGAGTCAAAGTATTTGAAGGAACATTTGATGAAGCTCCTCCTCCTGTTAAATATCTAACTGTAAGAGTTGTGTTTGAAGGAGAAATACCATAAGTATTTGTAAAATTAAAGTTTGTAGGAGAATAAGCAGTTGTTAATTTACTTTGTCCAAAAGGTAAACCAATTCCAACATTATCTGGGTTTGGAACTATTGTTTCATCAATTGTACTCACATTTCCAGCTCCAAATTGTAATTGAAGAGATCCAGAATCTATAAAACGAGATGTAAATCTTCTTTGAACTTGTTTTAGTTTAAGAAGATAAGGAGCATCTGAAGCTGATAAATAAGTATTTGGATCGTTTGGATTTGTATTTACTATAGAATCATAAACTGAATCTTGTCCTAAATGATCTACTTCATACCAAAGATTTCCATCACTATCTGTAATATCTAGAATTCCAATAATTCTATCATCATTAATGTTTACTGTTTGGAATTTTTGTGGAGTTCCAAATGTAAAGGTTGTAGTATTAATTGTAGCAGAAATAGCATCTATATCTTTTTTCAAAAGATAAAATGTGGGATTTCCTGATGAAATTTGATGAACAGTAATTTCTGTTGGGTTAACTGAACTTGAAATACTGAAATCAACTTCGTTTAAAGTTAAAAAAGATGGAACGTTTAATAGAGTAGAAGTTATAGTTGCGTTTTTATTAATTTTAAGAGCATAACTAAAATCTGGAAAATATGAAGAAGCACTTAAAATTGAAGGGACTAATTGATAAAATGAAATTTTTGTTGAAGCAGCTCCTGTTACTTTAGGAGTATAATTAAACATATAAGCTAATTCAAATAAATTGTTGGTTTGTCTAGCGAATTGTAAATATGTTTCTTGAATTTGGTTATCAAGATAAAAAGACATGACATCTCCTACATAAGAAGCCATTTCCATAATCATCATTCCTGGTGATGATGGAGAGAAATCGTTATAGGTAGAAGGATAATAAGTTTTAGAAAAGTCTATAAGAGCATTTCTAAAAGATGTGAAATCCTTGTTTAAATATTTTATGTCTCTTTTATTGTTCATTATTTAATAAAAATTTTCAACATTACTACTGTAAACTGATCTCTAGAAAATCCTCCAATTTCCTCATAAATTCTTTCTAGTTGATTTACTGTTTTAAATAAATTATCTTTATCAAGATTAACTTTATTTATTGCTTGAGTAAATTCATTAATTGCTTTTTGAATAAATTCTTCAGTTTCTTCTCCATCTAATAAATCATGAAATCTCCAATCAATATCTTGAATTAATGCTTTTTTAAAAGTATCAAAAGAAACAGGATTAATTATTAAAGGATTATTAATCTTAATCTCATTTAAATATTTATCTCTATTCCACTTAGTTATATCAAAATTATCCATCTTAGAATGTTATTTCTACTTTATCAGTAATATTAGTATTAGGAATACTATAATTTAAAATTAAATTTATAGTATTTTGATCAGGAAATTCATTAATATCAAGACTTTCAACTCTAATATTACTAAACATTTGATTAATCTTACTTTGAATATCATCTTTTAAATTTGATAAATTACCACTTGTGATTGCTTCAAAAATAAAAGCTCTAAGATTTGCACCAAAAGTATTATTTAAAAATCTTTCTTTACGATTTGTTAAGAAAAAATTAATTAAATTAGCTTTAATAGCATCTTTAGTTAAATAAGTTGAACTAAATACTGAAGGTTGATTTAAAGGTAATCCAATACCAATTGCTATACTTGGTTTAGTATCTAAAGGGGATATTTTTCTTGGATTAAATGCCATTTATTTTATTTTTTAGTCATTAAACCTGCTATCATGTCTAATGGAAGTTCACCATTTGGTAAAGAACCATTTTCATTATCTACAGGACCAGCCATTTGGAATGTATTAGTATTAAGATTTATTGTATCTTTACCTATAGCCATATCTTCTAATAAACTCATATATTTATTTCTTGCTTCAACTGGATCTAGTTGTTTTTTTATTGGGGTAACTGATTCAGTAACTATTTCTTTGACTATAGTTTGTTTAGGTGTTTTAATTGCTTCTAAAAGAATGTCTTTTAGTTCTTCTTTGATTGCTTCACGTACTGCTTCCTTAATTAGGTCTTTAAATTGTGATGTTTTCATTAGTTATAAATATTAATAATTATTATTTTTTTATTAAAATGCTTTAAGGTTATCTCGATCTATTATAAATTTAAGTTCATTTATTAACACTTCTGTTGAAGAACTAAATGATGGTTCACCTTTTAATAATATTATACCAGATTGTGATTTAGCTACTGCATATCTTTTAGTAAATCTAGTAGTATTATTATTATCTATTAATATTTCAAATACAAAACCATTATAAGTATTATTACTGTTCTCATCTGAAGATTGTAAATCTCCTATCAAACCAGATTCTTCATTATTTAATATATTATTTAGTTCAGTATCTAAATCTGAATCATTAATTAGTTCTAAATTTGGAATAGAATTGAGGGTTATATTTGATGGAGAATTAGTTGTGGATATATTATTATTGATATTTTTTTGTTCTTCTATACATTTTTGTACTAAATTATCTAATAATTTAATTTTATTTAATAAATCATCTATAGTTTTTATTATATATTTTTTAATTTCTCCAAAAGATAATATAGTAGATGTAAATCCTGTTAATTTACTATTAATAGTAAATAAAGAATTACTAGCAGTTAATATACTTCCTAAAGGAAATGCAATAGCTGGTGAACCTACTGCTACTGGGGTTGGGTTATTTTTTAATAATTTAGAGGATTTATCTAAAGCTGTAATTAAAGGTTTTAATGGATTAGTAGATTTATCTAATTTTATAATATTTCTTCTTAATTGGGTCAAAATTAAAACTAATCTATTTCTTTGATTAATTATCTTAATCATTTCAGATTTAGAAGGACAAGATTTATCAAATTTAGAAATTAAATCATCTAGGTTAGCATTTATTCTAATTTTCTTAGTTGCTACATTTTTAATTATTGACTGACCTAACTTTGCTAACATTCTTTAACTTAAAAAATTAGTTTTTGATTTTAAAGTTTCTAATTTCCCCTTAACTAAATTTAATTGAATATTTGCTTCAGTTGCTGCAATATTAGTAGCAACTTGTGGAGCAGATGGGAAAATTTCTACTAAAGCAGATAAAGCTTGAGTAACATTAATTAACTGTTCACAAATTATTTTTATAGTATTAACTGTTTCATTTCCTAAAAGCATTGGATTTTGGGTATCTTTGTTTCCCAATATTATTTTTTTAGAGGTAAGAGTAAAATAATTTTTACTATCTAAATTTATACCATCTTGGGAAGAAAACCCAATTGAAGTTGGTGAACTAAATAAAATATGATCTTTACTACTATTAAAAACTAATCTTTCTGATGAAATTATAATTTGAGAACCATTAAATTTATTAATAGAAATAGGTATGTTTTTATAACTGTTATAAATTTCACTAGAAGGTTTAAATGGGATTATTTGATTACTCGTTAAATATATTGAAGACAAATCATCATTTATATTTTCTGAAATTGGTAACCATCCTTCATTAGAGGTTTTTTTAGGTTGTCCGTTTTTTATAATAGTTATAGGGTTACCATTCTCTCCACTAGTAGACCAATTGTTTAGATTAGATTTATAGGTACTCCCAAAACGAATTGAATTACCCCATCTTCCTTCTATAATATAATCTCCTAAAAAATAATTTAAAGGATGAATATTTGGATACTCTTTAAACCCAGGTCCTAAATTTATTTTTGTTTGGGTATTTTTAGTTTTATTTATACTTCCTAAAGAAGTAGCTTCATATGTTTTATTTTGGGTATTTTCAGATTCTTTTGATATAAAAAAAGGAACAGCATTATGATGTGGATGGTTCCAAATATTTATGGGATTTAAATAATAAAATTTTCTACTTGCCCCATCTTCCATAACTCCTTGATCTGGTAAAGATAAAATGTAAACGGTTTCATTAAAAATAGGATAATTTTTTAAATTTGGAAATAATGGTTTTGCAAATAATTTAGATGAACCTGGAGATGGATTGGAAGATTGGATATTGGTGTTTATAAATTCAATTGTTCCTATAGAATTCCAATCTCCTAGTTCTTTAAATTGGGTATGGTTTTTATCAAGAATAATATCAATGACTCTTCCTACTAATATAAGATTATCTAAACTATTTTTGTCTAAACTTTTATTAGTTTGAAAAGAATTATTATTACTATTCAAATTCTGATTTAAACCAGAAGTCCCAAATTTAGTCATTTTGTTTTGACTGTTTATTTAAATTATTAAGAAGTTCTTCTTTTTCCTTTTCAGAAATTCCTAAAGGATTTTCATTGGTTGGTGATGATTGATTATTTCTTTGGGCTAAAGCTGCTAATTTAACTAACAAATCATCATTTTTAATTCCCATTTCCAGATATTCAGCTATTAAAGGGACTATTAATGTAGCATCTCCAATTTCAGTAATCAATGGTTTTAATTCAGTAATTAATGTTGAAATTTGATTATTTTTCTTTTTTTGATTATCATAAATTTCCTTTAATAAATCTGAAAATTTTTTATTATCAAATATTATTTTATCATTATCCATAATTAAATTTTTATTATAAATACGGAATTGGTTAAAATTTCACTATACCATGTTCTAGATAATAAGTATAACTTTTTTTAAATATATTACCTAACACATCAGCTATTTTAGTGATTTTAGGTGTTTTAACATCTACCATTTCTCTTATATAAATATATAGGGCTTTTTTATTAAAAATTTCTAAATTATCACGTTTTCTAAATAACTCTAATATAGCATCAGCTATTTTAGCATCTTCTTCTTCAGGAAATAATTTAAATATATTATCAGTACAATATTTAATATATAAATTAGTAAAATCAGATAATTTATCTTTATAAGACAATTTTATATCTTTTTCTTGGATATCTAAATCTAAAGAAGTACTATAATTTTCATCTTGTTCCAAATCTTCCATTGGTAATTTATCAATTTTCTTTTTATAATTTTTTTCATTATAAATAATAAGCCAGCGTTTTACTATAGTTCCAAAATAAGAATAAGCTTTAGCCCCATTTTCTGGATTGAATAAATGAATTTTTGATAGTAAAAATATAATAATTTCATGTTGTAAATCTTCTAAATTTTCAACTTCTGTATGGTAGAATTTAAAAGTATGGATTATATTTTCAGTTAATTTAAAAAAAGCATAATGAATTTCATTTTCATATATTTTACTTTTTTCAACTGGGTCTAAAGAATTATTATATTTTATAATAGCTTTTTCAGTTTCTTGAGTAAAATATCTTTTGGATTTAGGTTTATTTTCTAAAGGAATACTACTCATATTAAATTTTTTTAGTAAATTGATTTAATAAATCTTGTAAACCTTTTATTTTAGTAAAGAAAAATCCAATTTCATCATCACTTTTAAAAGTACCCTTTGCATCTATTTTTTTTAATTCATCATCACAAAAATTTATAACTTCAAAAGCTTTATCAATATACACTTGTTGATAAATTATAATATCTTCTGCTTTTTCATTTTTCCTGAGAAGATTCCATATGATAAAAATTGCTACTAATAGTAAAGCGGCTAATATACTTATTGTTATTTCCATATAAAAAAGAAAAAGGTTGTAGTTTTTAGCTACAACCTTGATTTAAATTAATAATTTTTTTATAAATTATCCAACATATTTTTTAAACCATTACTTTTAATACTACTTAAAGCTTTAGTTTTTGTTGGAGTTTTTTTATTATCCTTCAATATAGTATCTTTCTTTTGAATTTCCCCGCTATTTTTAAATTTTGGGAACCATTCTCGTTCAAATTCAATTCTAGCAGCTAAAAAATCTGCTTGATGAATGATGTGTGGTAAGGCACAACGAAGTTTTTGTTCTGGGAGCCAACCTAATAAATATGGTTTATTAGCTTCATCATAAATTCCATCATGTAGTTTGATAGCTAACATCTCATTTTTAGTAACATCAATTCCATGAGTTTGAAGTAAATATAAACCTCTATCTGGAACTGACATATATTCAATTTTATTATTAAAAATATAATCTTCTCCTAGATTTGTTTTACGCCATTGATCTGTTTGTGGTAAATATGATTCTTCATCTTCATTACCCATTTTTCCTAAATCATGGTTTAGGGCTGAAAATATTAATTCTTCTTTAGTATAGTTTTTTTCAACTCCTAAAGATTCCCAAACTGCATTGATCATTAAAGCTGCTTGAAAAACCCTTAAAACATGTTCACAATATCCTCCAGCAAATGCATTATGATAAGCTTTCTTATGACTAGCTGGCATAATAGCAAGTCTAGATTCATATTTTTGATAAAATTCTAATAATTTTTCTCTACGTGGAGATGAGATATTATTTCTAATAACATCTAATAATTTTTCCCAATTTTCTTGGATTTGTTCTGCTGTAAGGTTCATAACTTTTATTTATTTTTTGATTAATTTTTATTATCTACCCATTCCCAACCTAATAATAATTTTGAGAATTTTCTATGAAGCCAATTTGGTTTATTTGTAAGATTAAATTGAACATAACCTGGATTTTTTCCAATTCTATAACCTCCAACATATTCTGGGAATGATGATTTAAGGGTTAAAAATTGGTTTTGATTATTGTAATAAATAGAACCACTATTTTGAGTAGTAGTGAAATTACTTTCTGTATTTGGATAATTAAAAGTAATAGTTTCTGTTTTAAAATTTTCACTAATCATTTTGGGATTAGTTTTAATTACTTTATTAGGATCTATTCCTTCTTTAATTACCTGAGTTTTAGGAGGGGTTGGTTTCTTTTTTAAAGATTTAGGGGATGGTTTATATACTTGTTTAGCCATTTAATTAATTCTATTCATTTCACCTGGACTCATATCTTCTCTTTCAATAGCTGCTTTCACATCTATTAATTCATCTTCAGCCTTGGTAATAAACATATTATATGTTTCTAATGGTTCTTGTCTTGCAACAATTCCTCTCAGGGTTTTCAAATACCCCTCTACATTTTCAATTTTATTTACTATTTGATCTCTATTTCTCATATGTTTTTATTTCTATATCTTTTTAAACAACCGTATTTCCCAATATATTATTTAAATTTTAAATTCCAAGCTTATTTTAAAAAGTCTTTAACTTTTTCTTGAATATTATGGAGAATTGCACATTTTTGATAATCTTCAAACTTTTCAAAATATTTAATACTACTATCTAATAATATAATAAATTCTTTATCTGAAGTTTTTTTTAAATTTTCTAAATGAAACTCATTTTCCAAGTTTAAACTTTTAATACTTTCCCAAGCCCTGTAATAAACCATATATTCTCCAGCTCGTTTCATGTCTTCTTTATCTAAATTTATATTTGAAGAAAGAAACAGATCTAACATTTTATCTCCTAAAGTTTGATAATTTTTAATTATTTTTTTAAACATCCCTATTTTAATTATAGGATGATCTTTAAAATCAGTAGTTAATTTATCTTCCTCTTTTACCTCAGAAGTAAATGTGTTAAATATGTTGTTAAGATTCATGTGTTATAGTTTATATAATTGTATTATATTAATTTTATATTATTTTTCATGGAACTATATATTAATATAAATTTTTTAATATATAACACCATATATAAATATTATAAAAAAAGCATCCATGTTTTGGGATGCTTTAATGTAGATAGTGTGTTGACGGGGTGTATTTCCACTATCTTGTTTTCGCGAAGAATCCCTAGCGGGGATCGAACCCACAACCGCATGGTTAGAAATCATGTGTTCTTCCAATTGAACTATAGGGACTTATGTTGCGCAAGTCAGATTCGAACTGACATCATTCACCTTATGAGAGTGAGCTGGCTCCATTTCCAGTCCATCGCGCAATATAATTTAAAATGGTAGGCTATTCTCCTACACTTCCCTCCAAGGCGGTTGTCCTAATATTTAGACGACATTTAGTACTCCCGAACGGAATCGAACCGTTGTTTACTGTGCGAAAGACAGTCGTCCTAACCCCTAGACGACGGGAGCATTTGTTAACAGAGAACCTTTCGTTAAGGCTAAGAGATTCTTTGATGGTGCCACAGAACTGTTAACTTCTATAAATATACAATCCTTTTATTTTCTAACCAAGCCAATTTTTAAGCTGTGAACAAATAATCTCCCCACCCTTCTCTAAATCTATTTGATTCACATATAAAATGTAAAGGACTTGGTTTGTATGGTTTAAATAAAAGTTCCATTCCTGCTTGTTCTAATGTTCTATCTCCTTTTCTAGAGTTACATTTGAAACAAGCTGAAATTAAATTTTCCCAACTATCTTTTCCACCTTTTGATTTTGGATGAATATGATCAACTGTTAAATCTCTAAATCTTCCACAATAAGCACAAGTAAAATTATCTCTTTTGTGAATATTTTCTTTAGATAAAATTACTTTTCTATA